CGACGCTTGAGCGCGAAGCGGCCGAACAGGGGCTCGACTGGGAAATGGTGCTCGAGCAGCAAGCGCGCGAGGCGGCCGAGCTGGAGAAATACGATCTTGCCGGACCCGAGAACGATCTTTCAATCGTGCCGCGTTCGGACCTCGAAGATCAGCGCCCGGCGCAGAACTAGGGATTTACCGACATGACCGATCTCGACCTGGCCTTGCGGCGTCCGGGGCAAATCCTCCTGCTCGAACGCACCCACGCCCTAGGGCTCCTCGACCGCATGCTCACCACTCAGCGCCCGGGCCGTGGGCTGTTCGGGAATGCGCTTTCCGCGCTGGGCCTCAAGCCGACGGCAGGCCACGATATCCCCGAACGGCCCAAGGTTCTGGGCTTGCCTTCGCTCCCATGGGCAGAGAATGCCGAGCAGGGCGAGGGCTATCTGATCGTCGACGGCATCGCGGTGATGGACGTCGCCGGTGTGATGACGCCCCACGGTTATTACGACTGGTGGGAGGATCGCTGGGTTGGCGGCTATGCCCAGATCGGCGCCAGCCATGATGCAGCCGAGGAAGATGACCGGGTGCGGGCAATCTTCGCGCGCGTCAATTCCCCGGGAGGGCTGGTCGATGGATGCTTCGATCTTTGCGATGACATGGCAGCGCGTTCCAAGCCGTTTCACGTCCATGCTCGCATGGCTTGTTCGGCCGCCTATGCATTGGCCTCGACCGCCGACCGGATCGACGCGCCGCGCGAGGGTGACGTCGGGTCGATCGGCGTTTTGATCACCCACTACGATATTTCCGACATGCTCGCCGAATGGGGCGTCAAGGTCGAGGCGATCCAGTCCGGCCCTCGTAAGACCGATGCCGCTGAGTGGAAGCCACTTTCCGACGACGCCCGTGCCCATCTCAAGGCCGTCGTCGATCAGATCGCCAAGCGCTTCGTGGCGACCGTCGAGGCCGGTCGGCCCATGACGGCGGAACAGATCCGGGCCACCGAAGCGCGCTGGTATCTCGCTGAACACGACGATCCCGAGATGAGCGGCATGGCCCTCGGCCTTGTCGATGGCATCGCAACCGAACGCGCGGCCTTCGCCGCGCTGCACCAATCCCTCGAGACATCGGGGGGACCTGCGGCCAGGGCCGCATCCACGACAGAGAAGGAAGCTGAAATGTCTCTAGAAGAGCAGATCGCGGCCCTGCGTGCGAAAGCCGCACGGGGGGACGCTGCCGCCAAGCGCAAGCTCAAATCGCTCGGCGTCAGCCTCAAGGCGACGACGAACGACGACGATCCCGATGCGGAAACCGAAGAGGATGATCCGGAATCGGAAACCGAGGAAGACGATCCCGAGGCCGAGACGGACAAGGAAGAGGAAGGCGAGGGGACCGATGACGATCCCGAGGCCGAGACCGAGGATGAGGAGGCAGAGGACGATGATGAAGAGCCTGCCGCCAAGGCCACCGGATCGAAAGCCGGTTTCGCACTCATGGGCTGCAAGGAAGCCAAGGGGCGCGAAAAGCTCGCTGCAAACCTCGCCCGCAAGGTCGGCGCCAAGAAGCTGAACTACGGCGAAGCGAAGCAGATGTTGGCGGCCGCGCCGAAGGGATCGCGCCTCGGACAGGCCATGGCAGGCCGCGACCGCAATCCCGGAGCATCGCACGGTTCCGGAAAGGCTTCGGCCAAGGGTCTGGCCTCCGCTGTCGATCGCTACAACGCCAAGCGCAAATAGCGCGATTGCCCTTTCGGGTCTATCCGCCCGCCCCACGCTGATCGCGTCGGGCGGGTTTTCATCTCCGCAAACGCAAGTCGAGGACTTTGAGCCATGCTTGGCAAATCCTTTTCGGTCGCGGCGCCCAAGCTCCAGACCGCTTTCCTGAAATTCGAGGTCGATCCTCAATATACCCGTGCCTCTCTCGTGCTTCTGGCGGGCACCGTTGCCGCCCGTTCCATCGAGATCGGCACGCCGCTGGGTCTTGCCGCCGATGGTGGGCCGACCCTCGTCACTGGTGCCGACAATGTCGGAGACGGCGAACTGACCCTGGCGGGCACCCCGCTCGGCGCCGGCGTCGTTCCCGGAATCTATCGCGCCGTTCTTGTCGAGGCGGTCGAGGGTGGTGGTGAGTTCGAAGTGTTCGATCCGGCCGGTTATTCGATCGGCACGGTCGAAACGGGCACGGCGTTTACCGATGCCGTCAATTTCACCATCGCTGCGGGCGACACCGATTTCGAACTTGGCGATCTCTTCGAAATCCATGTGCCGATGGGCACCAAGGCCAAAGAGTGGGACCCGGAGGCCACCGATGGGAGTCAGGTCTTCCATGGTTTCGCCATTGCCCGGGCCTCGGCGCCCGTAGGCCGCGACAGCCAGGTTCTGGCTCTCGAAGATGGACCGGCCATCGTCCTCGCTGACGAGATCGTCTGGCCCGAAGGGGTTACCGCTGCCCAGCGTCTCGACCTGATCGCTGCCGCCAAGGCCAAGGGCATCAAGGCCCGTCGCGGCTGATCGCTTCCAAACGCTTCGGCTCTTGCCGCAGCGGTCGCCGGGGCGGTCCGTCGCGATCCCCCATCACATTGCTTTTGATGAAAAGGACCGGAGATCATGGATCCCGAAGATTTCATTTTTCCCTATACCGCGACGGACCTCACCGAGCAGGTCAATCGCATTCCCAATTCCTACGGCCTGCTGCGGGCCATGGGCATTTTCGACACCGAAGGGGTGATTTCAACCCTTGTCGAAATCCGCCTTGAGGATGGCATCCTGCGCGTTTTGCCCGCCAAGGAACGTGGCGCGCCCGGCACCCCGGCAGGCCGTGAAAAAGGCAAAACGATCTTCCTTGAAGTTCCCCATTTCCCGCACACCGACCTGATCACACCGCAGGATATCCAGAACCTGATGATCATCGTCGGCCGGGCCAAGCGTCCCGGAACCCTCGAGGACGAGATCGTCAAGCGGTTGGGCACTCTGCGTCGCAATCACGATATCACGCTCGAGTATCTTCGCATGTGCGCCCTCAAGGGCGAGCTGCGCGATGGTGACGGCGTGCTGCTCTACGACCTCTTCGAGGTTTTCGACCGCCAGAAGAAGACGGTGTATTTCGACCTGGGCAATCCCAATGCCGATATCATCGGAAAATGCGACGAAGTGTTCGCCCATGTCGCCGATAACCTCAAGGGCGAGACGATGCAGGGCGTCGAGGTTCTCGTTTCCCGCGAGTTCATGAACCAGTTCATCCAGCATCCCAAGGTTGAGAAGTACTGGCTGGGCCTGCAGGAAGGCATTCAGGCAATCGCAAAGGCAGAGCGTGAGCGGCTTGGCGGCCAGTGGGGCCGGGTGTTCGACTTCCACTCCCTGTTCTTCCGCGAGTATTACGGCACCGCCTCGGTGCGCAATGCCAATGGCGAGGAAATCAACGAGCGCTTCATCGCCCCCGGCCGTGGCCATGCCTATCCCACGGGAACCATGGACACCTTCAAGACCTGGTTCGCTCCTGCCAACGACATCCGGTTCGTCAATACGGTCGGCGAGGAAATCTACATCTCGCCCGAAGTGCTCAAGCACGGCGAGGGGATCGAACTGAAATCGGAATCCAACCCGCTCGCCGTTCCCAAGCGCCCCGAAGTTCTGGTCGAAATCTCGGCTGCTGCCGGAGCGTAATCATCTGGCCAAGGGCTAAATCACCGGGGCGCCGAATGGCGCCCCTTCAGTTTTTCGCCAATCCGAACGGGATAGAAAAATGGAAGACCTCAAGAAAGTCGGGGGAATCGGCCCCGCCCATGAAGCATCGCTGCACAATCTCAACATCAAAACGATCGCCGAGCTGGCGGCCATTACCGAGCCGGGAAAATTCGTCGATGCCGCCGTTTTCAAGGCCGACGATCTGGCCGGTTGGATCGAGCAGGCGAAACAGCTTGTCGAAGCGGACAAGTCCAATGCCGGCGCCCAGACGGAGGCTCCGCCGCAGGCAGCGCCCCAGTCAGGGGACAAGCCGAGAAGGTCGCGAAAATCCAAGAAGGACGAGGTCGCAGGCCCCCGGAAATCGGTTGTGCTGCTAGTCGACGACAAGACGCATGGCAAGCGCGGCGAGATTGCGACCATGGCGACCGACACTGCCGACGAGCTGCGCCGTGATGGGAAAGCCCGCCGCGCCACGATCGATGACTTCCGGCGCGCCGGAAAGATCAAGGCCTAGGCCATGCGCAAGGATCTCGTCCTCGACAGTTTTGAAACGATCCGTGAAGAGCTGTTCGAGGACGTGATCTATACGCCGGTTGGCGGGAGCGCGGTTGGCGTTCGCCGGGCGATCGCCGGCGTCGAACCCAGATCGGAACGGTTCGAAGTCTTCGGCGAGAAAGTGCGGACCGGATCGCATGTGGCACGGGCAGCGATTTCCGCCTTTCCCAATCTCAAGCCCGGCGATCTGATCGACGACGGCGCGCGCTGGCGCGTCATCGATTTCGAGCCGATAGGCGATGGCCGCTGCGAAGTGATGCTCTCGCTTTCGAAAGTCGCATGACATGCGCCTTATCGCGGCAAATTTTGGCAATCTCGAAGAGGTCGTTGCCGCAGAACAGGCGGAGGCGGCCGGCGCCATAACGTTCGGGACCTCGGCGGCCACCAAGGCCCTGCAACTGCGCTTGCGGCAATTGGTGTTGCAGCATCTGGGCTCACCTCGCGTCGCCAATGCATGGCGCAGCGCGGTCTATCCGACGCCGCCGGCAAAATCGATGGGTCCGACCGGCGTCGTCTGGTCGAACGCCCCGCATATTATCGATGCCTTTTCGCAGGCTCGCCTGGTGCGCAGCGCCAATGGCTTCTTTCTCGCCATTCCCAGCCCCGACGCGCCGCGCGAATACATGGGCAAGCGGGTGACGCCGTCGAACTGGAATGAGGATCGATACGGGCCCCTGCGGTTCGTCTATCGGCGCACCGGGCCATCGCTGCTCGTTGTCGATGGAGTACGGCGGAGCGCCAGCGGCAAGGTATCGCGGCGGCTTTCGGGCGGCGGCATGACCAAAACGGGCAAGTATCGCAAGGGGTGGAGCACGGTGGTGATGTTCTTTCTCGTGCCGTTCGTCCGGCTCAAACAGTTTTGGGACCTCGACCGCGAGTACGATCGCGCGGGCAACGACATGGTCCACCTGATCATCGAGGCCTGGCAATGACCACGCGGCGCGAAACCATCCTGTCCATGCTTCAATTGGGGCTGGAGGCCTCGGGCCGCAAAATCGAGCGCAATGCTCCGCTCAACGATCTGGGCGGCAGGTTCCTTTCGCTTCGGGACGGCGGCTGCGAGACGATCGAGGAGTTCATCAATCCACCGATCTATGAGTTCGTTCAAAGACCGGCGCTGGTCATTCTGGTGGCAAGTTCGGACCCCGAGCTTGCCGAAGGCCCAGAAGATGCCGAGGCGCGTGCCGCGCGTGATCGCGCTTTGGACCAAGAGATCGAGGCCGTCACTGGGGCCTTTGAGGCCATGGCGAACTGGCCGGGCTATGTCACCGCGTGGCGCATGCTTCCCGCCGATTTCGACACCCATGAAATCCTGGGCGCTGCGCGGATGAAGGGGTGCGAAATTCCCTTTGAAATCGAATTCTGGAGCAATCGGCCCAACGGCTGATCGTCACATTTTCCATAATCCGGCAAATTTGCCGGTTTTCTTCCGAAAGGACCGGATCATGACCAAACCCCGCGCGGTCGGCGCAGATGCCGTCCAGCTCATCGCCGTCGAGCCGAACTATGGCGTTGCGCCCGACGGTGCCGCAGGTGGCGTATATGCACGCCTGCCCATGCGTTCCTATGGCCTCTCGCCGGAAACCACGCTTGAAGAGGACCCGACTTGGAACCGGGGAACGCCCGATGCCGGCGATCCGGTCGAGGGGCCGATCACGGTCACCGACAACATGATCATGCCGGCCTGCTCGCGCGCGACCGGTGCAGTGCTGGCCCTGATCCTGGGGGAGCCGGACACCGAGGACAATGAAGACGGCACCTATACGCATGTCTATACGTCTGGCGAGGCGCTGCCGAGCTTTGCGATCCAGACCGGGCACCCCGAACTGACGGTGGCGAAATGGCGTACGGTATTGGGGGTCAAGGCCGGTGGCGTCAATTTCGACATGAGCCGCACCGGGCGCGCCCTGCTCGAAATTCCGCTTATCGGGCAGAAAGAGGTCAAGGACGTGACCGGCGCGCGCGATGCAAACCCGGTGATGTTCGAATATTTGCCGTTCGACAACATGACGGGCGCCATCACCGTGGAGGGCGATCCTCTCGCCAATGTGACGGCTGGCCGGTTCACGTATTCCAATGCGCTCGAAACCATCGAGACGATCCGGGAGGACGGCGTGATCGACGGTATCGATGAGGGGCAGCGGGCCGCCTCGGGCAGTCTGGACGCCCGATTTGGCGCCGATGCTACGCTCGAAGACCTTGCGGACAACAAGACGCCCTGCGTGCTCGAATTCAGCTTTACGTTGCGGCAATATCCCACCTGGTCCCTGAAATTCAGCCTGCCACGCGTCTTTCTCTCCAATCCCAAGCGGCCGATCACCGGACCCGGAGGGATTTCGCAGAGCTGGCAGTGGCGTGCCGCCCATGATGCTACCTTGGGCCATCTCATGTCGGTGACGCTCACCAATGACGTGGAGAGCTACTGATGCGGGTTGCGACAAAAGCGAGAGGAGAAGCTACGCCCGTCGTTCTTTACGATGGTGGCGTCGTCATGAGCTTGCCTGTCAACTCGGCTGTGGTTTATGCCGCCCGAGCCCGCGCCGAAGCGCTTGTGGTCGCCCTCGCCGAGAGTGGAGGGGCCGTCACGAAAGCTGGCGGTAAGATCAGTGGAGTGCCCGATCTCAGCGATCCCGTGGAGCGACAGGGCGTATGGGATGCGATGTTCGCGCTATCCCTGGCTGAAATGCAGATCGTGGATTGGCAGGGCATCAGAGACGAAAACGGGAACGCGCTTCCCTTTTCGGCCGCGAGTATCGTCCACGTGATGGCCGATGCGCATGCTGCCGATCTCTATATCGGCCAGGTCATGGCACCTCACCGGGTAAGAGAATCGGAAAAAAACGTCTAACGGCCCTCGCTCATTGGCATTTTGGTGAGGGCCGTGGGGAAACCTATTGCAGTGGCTGTAAGTCGGCGGGGGAATCCTGTGCCACAACGCGGCCAGGACAATGCATGTATGCCCAGCATGCCCCGCGTACCGACGAGGGGCGAATGGCCTGGGGTCTTTTCAAGGACAATAGCTGGCGCGCGAAGATTGCGGGCTTTGGAGCGGTAACGGGAGTTGATCTCGCCCTGGCCACCAATCGGCTTGTAGGTGCTGGCATCGACCGCGAGACGGCCGAAGACCTCCTATCCGGCTGCGAAATGGGCTTCGTGGCCGCGGTTAACGAGAAAGACGACGATGGCAAACCGTAACAAGGAAGTCGGCATTCGCCTTTCCGTCAAGGATAAGGAGGTTGCTGTCCGGGCCTTGCAGCAATTTGGCAAAGAGGGGCAAGGCGCGCTCGATGCGATCCAGCGCGCCGGTCGCCCAGCATCGGATAGCCTGCAGATGGTCAACTCGGCGGCGCGCGGCGCCCAGGATGCCTTGTCCGGGGTCGCCAACCAGGCAGGGCCTCTGGGTCGGTTGTTATCGCGGGGTGGCTTGCTGGGGCTCGGGCTCGCAGGGCTGGTGGGCGGCCTCACGCTTATCAGCAATAGGGTGGTCGCGATCTCCCGAGAGCTGCGGGAGATCGAGGAAGAGGCACGCCGATCGGGACTTGGTGTGGAAGCGTTTCAGGAATGGACCTATGCCGCCCAACAGCTCAACGTATCGCGCGAGGCAATCACTGATGGTTTTCGTGAACTCAATATACGGGCGAGCGAATTTGCTGCGACCGGAGGCGGGTCAGCGGCTGAAGCATTCCGACAGATCGGTTTCAGTCAGGAGCGGGTGCAGGAAGGGCTGCGCAATACCGAGCAACTGATGTCCGATCTCATCGACAGGATCGGTGAATTCGGGCGTGCAGACCAGATTAGGCTTGCCGATGAGATATTCGGGGGGCAGGGCGGTGAGCAATTCATGGCCCTGATCGCATCGGGGTCAGCAGCAATCGCAGGTTTGCGCGCCGACGCCCAGGCCCTTGGCGTCGTGCTGCGGGAAGATCTTTTTGAGAGCGCGCGTGAGGTGGAGACCCGGTTTGCATCCGTGGCCCGCGTCATCGATACCCAGCTCAAGGTCGCGTTCATGGAACTGTCCCCGATCGTGCTGGAAACTGGAAACTTTATCGTCTGGGTTGCGGGTGTCATTCGCGATATCGCCGATGCCATTGCCTTCATGCGCGGAGAGATGGATCAGCTTTCCACGCGCAATCTAGAAACTCGTCTGACGCAGTTGGGAGCCGAGCGCGTTCAACTGGAGGCAGATCTTTACAGTTTGAAATCGCAAGATTGGCGGCCGCAGAACGATCCCGTGGGAATTGCCTCCGACCTGGCCGGGCGATCGCAGACTAACCAGATTTCAAACCTCGAGGCTGGCCTGCAGGCCATCAGCGACGAAGAGCGCAGAATTCTGGATATTCTGGCGCGCCGCGATAATCAGCCGACCAATTTGCCTCCTGCCCAGACTATTGCGCCTACATCGGCAGGTCTCGATCAATTGGCAAAACAGGCCGAACAACTCATGGCGCGTCTGCGCACGGCCTCCGAGGAATACGCGCGGACCATGGATCAGCTCAACGCCATGCTGGCGCGGGGGCTGATCGATCAGGACACCTACAATCGAGCCGTGGCCGAAGCGGTGCTCAAGCGCGCGGAATCGGTGGAAACGGAGGCCGACTATGCCGAGGCGCTGGCGTTGGTTCAGCAGGCGCTGGCCGCCGGCATCATCACGGAAAGCCAGTACACCGAGGCCGTCGAACAGATGACCCAGCGCAGACTGGAAGCGCAGAACGATTGGGCGGCCGGTGTTCAATTGGGCCTAATGCGGATCGCTGCCCAGGGCGGGGATCTCGCCAAGAGCGTTGGCGATGCTTGGGCATCGGCCTTTTCGGGGACCGAAGATGCGCTCGCCAGTCTCGTCCTGACCGGGAAGGCGGATTTCAAATCCCTTGCGGATTCCATTATCGCCGACCTGCTGCGCATATCGATCCGGCAAGGGGTCACCGGGCCGATTGCCGGCATGATTTCAAGCTTCATGGGCGGCGGGCCGGCCGCCCCGATACCTACAGTCGGTGGGCGCCAGGCGAGTTTCATCCCGGGCACTGGATGGATGCCGGTCGCCCATGACGGATGGATGGTGGCGCGGGGCAATCCGCCCAGCATGCGGGCGATGTCGGCTGGGCTCGACCGCTACCATAATGGCGGCCTCAATCCGCGTGAACGCCTGGTGGTCGCCGAAGAGGGCGAAGGCATTTTTACCCCGCGTCAGATGGACAATGCTGACGGATTGTTTCGCGGGATGATGCGCGCCCTTGGCGCGATGATGCAACGCAATACCCAGGAACGATCCGGTAGTCGTGTAGAGGTCCACAATCATACCGGCGCCGAGGTCACGCGGGAAACCACACGCGACAGCGATGGCCTCGACGTCGAAAAGATCGTTATCGGCACCGTGAACGCAGGGCTGGGACGTGGGGCATTCGACACCACGTTGAGCACAATTTTTGGTGTTCAGCGCAAGGGGAGGCGGCCCTGATGCAGGCGTGGCCAGATGACGTCCCGCATGAACCGCTCGCCAATTCTTTCCAGGGAGAGCCGTTTCGGGCTCCCTATTCAACTGAAATGGAGGATGGGAATTTCCGTCAGCGTCGGCGGTCCACTCTCAGGGTCGCGACCTTGAGATTTTCGGTGCGCATGCCGAATGAAGCTTTCGACGTCTTTGACGCATGGGTCGAAGGCGATCTTGTCGAAGGCACCCTGCCGTTTTTGATGCCGGTCTGGAAGGGCGGGCAATACGTAACACGTACCTGCCGTTTCCGTG